CTTAATTCTACCTCTTCCTTAACCTCTTCTTTTTGAGATGCTAATTCTTGTGGCACTTCTTTAACTTCTTTTTTAGCTTCTTCTAAAAATGCTTTAAACATATTCATAAACTTACTTTCAACTTGTGCAAGTTCCTCTTGTGTAGCATATTTTACTTCAACCTTAACTTCTTCTTGTTTAGGCTCTTCTTGCTTCACATCTTCGTTTAAAACAACTTCATCTTTAACTTCAATTTCTTTAGTTTCTTTCTCTGTAGAAAGACCTAAGACTTCCTTGATTTTGTCTAAAGTGTTTAATTCTTGATTCTTCATTGTATTAATCTGTTTTATAATTATATAACGTTGTTACTTTTTTATTATATCGTTTTTATTCTTTTGCAGTACCTTTACCACCTATAAATCCAATACCTTGCTTCCATATAGGGTGTTGTTTACATTTCCTTTTCTTACACTTTGTTCTTGTGTATGTATTAAGACATTTACAATATTCTGCGTATTTACTCATATTACTTAAACGTTATCTCAAACTTATTGTCTGCGTAAAAGTTTCTTACAAAACTCAAAAATTCTTCCTCTGTTCCGTAAACATAGTCCATATTAATAACTGTATCAACGTTTATAGGTATATTGCTTAATTTTAAATCATCAGCTAAGATGATGTTGTTGTCTTGTCTGAAACTATTGGCAGGGTCTGCAAACAAGAAATTTAATATAATATTAACTGTTTTTGTAGCACCATCACTAAACTCTACAACTACATTCTGCAAGCCATAGTCTAACTCTATTTGATTTGGCATTACTGCTGTAAATTGAGAAGGTGCTGTTAGTTCAAAGTATTCAGCTAATATTACTCTTTTTGTGTTTTTTTTAGTTATCATTTAAAATTATCTCTTTTATTTTATTAATTAATATTTCTTCTTCGCTTTGTTCTACACTTAAATCAACCTTATCAGAGAATATTCCTTCGATAGAAAGACCTAAATACTTCTTGTCTTTAATATCTTTCCATACTGCATCATTATCTACTTTCATAGTTACCACCCAAGAACCTTGTTTAGCATTTAAACCATAGATATTAGACTTATCCATTCTCTCATCTTCTACTATCCAAGATTCTATAACAGATACACCACTTGTTAGTGTTTGGTGTTCTAAAGTTGTATTGTTATTTCTAAGTGATTTTAAGTACAATTCAGATGCTTTTCTAACAGTATCTTTAGAAAAAGTTATATTGTACTCGTAATCCTTTTTACGTCTATAAATCTTTTTGTCTGGCACTAAAGCTAAACCTACAACGATTCTTTTATCTTCGTCTAAAGTTTTAAACTCTACCTTGTGTTGGCTAAGTGCTACAAAGTTTTCCTCTATAGCAGGAAATTCTACTAATGAAATAGCGTATATTCCATCTTCTCTATTTTCTTCGTCTATAAATAGCTCTACTGTATCTAAGTTCTCCATATTATTATAACGTTTTATTTATTATATTATATTGTTTTTAACCACCAAACCTTGCTGATGATTTAGTGTTAGCATCTAACTGTTGTTGATTAGTTATGTCTTTAGAAACTACATACGCTTTAATAGGTTTATCAAATTGACCTTGTACTGCTTCTGCTACTTGGTTTCCTTGACTACTACCTACTAAATTGAAATCAAAACTACGATTACCAACTCCACCACCACCTGCACCACCACTTGCTGTTCTAATTGGTGTAGATGCTGCTTCTGGTTGGAATTTCTGTCTTGCTATTATAGCTACATTAGCTAATCCAGAGGTTATAACTGCTGTCATTGCAGCTATTCTTGCTATAGGACCTCCATACGTCTGATTAGCAGCAGAAATTGCAGCAGCCACAGTATTAGCAATACCCATAGAAATATTAAATGCCTTTTGAGTATTAAAAGCCTTTTTCTTTATCTCATTCTGCTTTTTTCTATTCTCTTCATCGTTTCTTGCTATCTCGTTCTGAATGTTTTTTCTCTCTTTAGCAGATAGATTTTCATTAAGAAGTCTATTATTTAACTGTTCATTTAAAGCATTATTTTTGTTTTCTTCTATAGCAACCTCTCTATCTGCTTCTGCTTGAAGGAAACTACCTACACTTCCTAACACAGAACTAAATGATTCTAAGTAAGTTTGCAACGATTGAGCCTTAGCATCTGCTATCTTTTTAGCAGTATCAGCCATTGCTTTTTGCTTATCGTAAACACTCGTATCAAGTTGCAACTCTTTTCTGAAAAGTTCTGCTTTCTTATCTAAATACTTCTGTATCTCTTGAATCTGTTTAGATGACTTTAAAGCCTCTTTGTTTACAGCTTGTGATATTTCTTTTTCACCTACCGATTTTAAATAACTAATTCTTGCTTCATATATTTGCCTTAATTGCATAAACATTTCAGAAGATTTAGCTGCTTCTTCTCCTAATCTTTCATCAGCTTGTTTTCTCGTTATTTTACCTAACTTAACTTGTTGATTTAAGTACAATTCTAATTCTTTATTGTACTTATCTTTCTGAAACATAAACTCATTTAAAGCAAATTGTTTCTCTCTCTCTGCGTTTTCTATATCAAACTGAACCTTTAACTTCGCTTTTTTAACTTGGTTTTCCTCTTGCATTAAAACAAGTTTCTGCAAGTGTTCTCTTGTAGTTTCAGCTTCTTTATTTAATCTTTCTTGAAGTTTAGATATAGGCTCTTTTATCTCTCCTTCTTTTTTCTTAGCACTACTACCTTTTTCTTTCTTTTTAAAAAACGCCTCTAACTTTACTAATCTCTTTTGAGTTTTAATATAATCAGACTCTAAATTAGCTAACTGCCTTTCTTCTGCACTTATAAAGGTTAAGGCATCTTTATATCCTTGCTTTTTTCTTAATGCAGCTGACTTATCCTGTTTATCTATAGCTTCTCTAAGAGATTGCATTTCTTTTATTTGCTTTTTCTCTTTCTCTTTTAAAGATAGTAACTCTATGTATCCATCAAGTAGTGCTTTTACATTGCCTTCATCTTTCTTTTGTGATTCTGTTAACTTTTCGTAAGCATTAGAAAATTCACTGTAATTTCTACTTATAATTTTTACTGTTTCCTCTAAAGTTAGAAGTCCTTTATTATATTTATCTAAAGCAGCATTATCTGAATTAGTAAACAATAAACCCGATATAGCACCTTTTAAAAGAGATAATTCTTCTAAAGCAGATATTTGTTTTTTTATAGCTTTTGTTGTTTTATCTGTTTCTTTTTTTACTTTCTTTTGTGTTCCAGAAAACCAATCCAAAGCAGATACAACTGCTGTTATAGCAAACACAATACCCAAAGGTCCAGTCAAAGCACCAAACATACCTTTTATAGCAGTAGTCCAACTACCTGTTGCCTTAGCAGCAAAACCTAATTGAGAAACTAACTGTGTAATGTTGTTCGCCATACCTCTAATACCATAGGGTGCATCAGATATAACCCTACCAAGTTCCATTGCAGCAGAAGTTGCACCTCCTGTAGCATTTTTAGCTTGCTCTTGTGTCTTTATCAGTTTTTCATACTCTTTCTGTGTAAGTTTTATACTCTTTACAGAAGCACCACCCATTTTATTTATAGCATTATTGAGCTGTTGTTGAGATTGCTCTGCGTTTTTTACAGTTAAATCTAAGTCTTTAAATCCTTTTGCAGTAGACTTTAGACCTACTATTGCACCCTTATCGTCATATACAATATGAAAGTTTATTAAATTATCTGCCATTTCTTAATGCTTTTTGTCTTTTTCTGTAATCCTTTAATCTTTTTACACTTGTAGGAAAATTATATGCACCTTTAGCAAACTGAATATCATCATCTGCTACATCGTAAAAATCGTTACTATTTAATAGTTCTATTATATCTTTTATCATATTATATCTCTTGTTCTTACCTCTAATTTTATACTTCTTGCACTTACATTACCTGCTGCATCTAAAGCCTCAACTGTTACGCTATAGTCTGTATCTGGTAACAATAAACCAAACGTATAGAATGTATTAGCATCAGAAGGTGTTTGTAGTACGTTATCCAAATAAACATTGTACTGTGTTACACCTACGTCATCAGTAGAAGCATCCCAAGCAACAGTAAATCCATTAGAACCTATTAATGTCTCTCTTAGGTTAGTTGGTATTGTAGGTGATGTTACATCTGATGCACTACCAGTAGTCGCTGTAACCTCTGTAGCAGAAGATAATAGACTTTCGTTACCTGCCTCATCATAAGCAGTAACCTTAATAGCGTAGCTTGTAGACTGGCTTAGTCCTGTAATCATTATGTTGTTTTGCAATCCTAATGTAGCATACAATGTTCCATCTACATAAACCTTATATCCTGCAAGGTCTGTTTCTATATTTTGATTCCAAATCATTCTAACTCTGTCTGTAAGTGTTCTTTCTATTGCTAATCCAACTACGTCAGCAGGTGGTGTTACATCAACAAATTCCTGTAAGTTAATGTCAAAAGCAGTAATTAAGTCTAATTGACTTTTATTAGTGTTTAAGTTAGTTGTTATTTCGTTTATAATATATGGCGCACCATTTATAATCAATCTATCTGCTAAAGAGTATTCAAATAAGAAACTTAAAGGAAGCCTACCTTCTATCTTTAGATTTCTTGATTCATTCTTAAACATATTTGAAACGTAAGAACTATAATACTTATCAAATAAACTATTCTCATTTACTTGTAAAGTGTATTCATCTTTTTCTGCACCAAAGTTAATTGTTAAAGAACCATCTGAGTTACTATTAGAACCTCTATTATAAGTATCTATAAAACTTGTTTCTGTTCTTAAACCAAACTTATAAACATTTGTATCTACAGAGGTATTTATACCAAAGAATAACACAGGTTTAGGTGTTTCTGGTTTTTGGTCTTCATTAGCCAACCAACCCTCGCAAATATTGGTTAAAGCCTTATTATTTTCATCGCTAAGCCTACTAAAATAAAGTTTTTCAAAAGGCACTTCTACATCGTATTTACCCTTATCAAATACAAAGTTATTGTTTTTACCATTATCTGTAGCATCAAATTTTAAATCTCCAAAATTATCTTGTTGTATTTCATTATGATTAACTAAACCATAAGTAGAAGGGTCTTCGTATTTAAAATTTATATCTCCGTATAATTGTAATCTTTCTATATCGTAATTAAAAGTATCTACATAATTCGTTATATCTCTTTCTTGACCTGTAAGGTAATAGTCGTTTAAAGGTAGAATATCAATCTCTCCTGTATTATCATCAACCTTAGCAACTAAATTAAACATCTTAAAAATACCTGTCATAAAGTCTATAATCTTCATATCTGGTATCTGTCTAAAAATCTCTACTCTCTGTGGAAAATTATAAGCACCTTCTATTGATTGATAGGTATGTGTTTTATCATTACTACTCCAAGCGCTATCAGATATAGAAGCAGAATAAGAACGAGTTTCATAAAACTCATTTATATTCATTTGTACATCATATTCAGAAACACTACCATCAGATGTTACTCTAAACCTAATATCCCAAGTCTTGTAGTTTATTGATTTTAACTCATACTGAATAGAATCACCAGACAAACTCGTACTTCTTTTGGATACTAATGGAGTAGTACCATCAAATATTTCCATAGTGTATTCTACATCTCCAGCTATAGGCTGAATAATTTCTACATCAAACTGTATTTCAGTTCTGTTTCTTGCTTGTTGATTAAACTCAAATCTTGTGTAAGTATTTATAGGCAATAATTCTTGGTCTGCACCAGAAGTATTAAAATCAGTTTTACCATTATTAGAATACACTATAAAAGTCTTAGAGAATGTTTCTTTTCCACCAACACCTTGCGTTAAAGAACCTTTTTTGTTATGTAGTAATAGATAAAGTTCATCTAACTTTGAACCATAAACAAAACAGTCTGGTTTTATATTTATAGAATCGTATCTTTCATCTATTGCTTTGAATATGTGAGCAACTTTTATAGCAGGCTTTAATTGATTATAATTTATACCATAATTAGCATCTGCACCACCATTATCTTTGTATATGTTTACAGAAAGACCTTCTTGAAATTCAATATCAGCACTAACCCCACTACCATTATAAAACCACTTATTCTGAACAGATATTAAAGGGTATATTATATCTCTTGATATATTACTAAACTCTTCCATAGCAGTACCATTGTACTGTAACCCCTTTTTTAAACCACTACTAACATTAGATAAGTTAAATTCGTGGTCAAATCTATTTAAGTAATCTAAATCAGCTAATTTATCTTCACCTATAACATCACCTAAACCACTTAAAGCACCAAAAAAGGTAAGATTGTATGCGTAAGGGTAACCATTCTTTATTTTAGAAGCAGTTAGCCTTATGTAGCCTTGTTTGAAGAATATACCATTAATAAATATTCTTGCTCTCTTTTTAATCCTTGCGTCAAATGAGTTTATGAGTGCTGTAGAGTAATAATGTTGAAATATTCTATTATTTCTACTGTTGGCAGGTACAACAAACTCTTTTGTGTAGTCTGTAAACACAACATCAAACTCTTGTATGTTCTTAATAGTTTCAGTAATTTCTATAGTTTCAAAATCAAAGAAATCTACTAACTCGTACTTAGCTTCTTTGTCTATAGTATTATCAGAAGTGTCAATATAAAGCTGTGTTTTTAATCTCATTATCCTACATTATTTATTACTTCTCTTGCAAACTTAAATTCTATTGTGTAGTTTATTAGTTTATCGTTTATATGTTGTTTGTATTGAAATTCAGATGTAGCTATGTTAGCTGTATATTCTTTATTATCTTTATAGTCATATATTATAACATCTTCTGATAAAAGTAATTGTCTGAAAGCCTCATTCATCTCTTCTTCTACAAAACCACTATTTAGAGTTATTTTTTCTACACCATTAACATTATAATCTTGATATGTCTTTATAACACTTGAAGCGTTGTAGGACTGAATAGAGTTAACCCTATAAGATTCTTTCTCTATCTGTAAACTGACATCACTTCTCTTAAAGAACCATAAATCCTCTTTAATACCCCATCTATTAAGAAAGGTAACCCTATAAGGCTTGTACTTACATTCNGNTATAGATTTTACTATAACTCTATTACGATAAGCTATACCCGAAACTTCAAATATAAAATCTACGTGAGCAATATCATTTAAATCAAAGTCCTCTAAGAAATCAAGTAAGCATTTAGTTTCTTCAATCTTTCCACCACTTGTCAAAAAATTAGCATCAGAGGTAACTCTATCTTTGAATGAAGAGTAGTTATAATCAACTATCAAGCTATCTGATATTGAAAATCTTGTTTCTTGACGAACTAACTCATTACTTTTATTGTAGTAGTTTACTTGCAAATCTCCACCTACTTCATTAGGAAGTAAAGTAGGTAACCTTAAATTAGAATCATCTAATTTATAAACTATATTAGACGAACCTGCATACCCAGCTTTGTTTACTAAAATGTCTGACAAGCTAGACACTCCTTTACCACCAATAGCAGTCGCATTTCCGTTATATCCATCAGTAGAAAATAAATAACCTCTTTTTGCTGTATATGTTTTAATAGTATCAGAAACCTTAGAACCTCCTACATTTCCAGAAACAGTAGTTCTCACAGTCAAAGATGAGTAAGTTCCTCCACCTGTATAAAAAGAACCATTACCTGTAGTAATCCACTCATATTCCTTAGAATCAAAGTAATCGTCTACTAATGGAGATATATCTAATAAGTAGTTGTTTCTAAAAGTTAAATTGAAAGTCTTTAATACAGTAGCACCATTTAGTATCTCTAATTTTAAAGTAGATTCTTCATCTCTATCTTCCCTACTTACAAAATATGGACTTCTTGTTAATATTAAACTCATTATTGTATTTTTATATTATCAAACTTAAATGTTTGTTTCATTCCTTCTATAAGTTCTAATCTATACGCTTCTGTAATCTCACCTGTAAGTTTACCTTCCATTTCTTGATTAACTCTCTGTATGATTCTCGAACCCCTATAACCATACCTCTTAACAGTACCTTTCTCATCAATACTTTTAGCTAATGCGTAACCCAAACTAAGAAAACTTCTATCTGTCATTTTCTTAAACCTACCTTTACTATCTCTAAGTAGAGGTCTCATACCTTTTCTTTTCGCCCACTCTGCTAATTCTTGTGCAGGTGGTCTACTCCATCTCTTTAAATAACCATTAGAACCTAAAAGATGAGCGTATTTTTTATCTGAAATTAAAGAAAAGCCATCTTCGTTCATTTCATAACGAATAGAGTTCTTTAAATCACCCTTATCAACTAATTCTTCCTCTACTATTAGTCTTTGTATAGCGTTCTTATAGTCTTTTGCTAAATTTGATAAAACTTCCTTTAATTTACCCATTTTAACAGATTGTAACGTTGTTTTTAACTCTCATCGCTTCTTTTTTTGCTTTATCTAAATTAGGTGTTTCCATTATACTATAACTGTTATTTCTTCCGAGAAGTCCGTAAACTCACCTAAATCATTAAACATTCTAATTTTCCAAGTATTTGTTCCAAAATGAAACTGCAACAATTCTGTAGACATAGAGTACCCATCAATTATGTTTGTTGTAGAATACAAGAGTCCACCGTTTTTGTAGACCTCAATACCTTTAACTACCCCACTATATTCCCTTCTATTGAACCTTAAGAAAAACCCTTTATCGGGTAAATCTCTATCAATCTCTGTAGCTCTTAAGTTGTATGGGGCAAAAAACGTATCTATTCCTTCATTTGTTATTAACTCAAAATCGAAATTAGTTGAATTAGAGCCTACACTATTTTCTACAGTAACTTCAACGCTTTCTGTTCTTGGAGAGCCTGTTGGTACACCATAAAACCTATTCATAGCAGGAAAAAACTTAATATCGCTAAAAACATTAGAAACATAAGTAACTCTATCTCCAACAGAACCATTATTTTCTATTGATAATTGGAATAAATAAGGAACTCCTATTCTAACAAAAAATCTTTTACCAACCTCTTTCACAGCATAAGGTATATTATTTCCTTCAAACTCACTAGGCACTTCTGCAAAAATTCCAACTGAATCAGAATTTTCAGCAGAAGGATTACCTGTAAAATTATTATTAGCATCAGCATTTTTAGGGTCTTCTTCTATAACTTCGTCAGTAATATTAAAGTTTAGTGTTATACTATCACTTCCATAAGCATTTATAGCTGTAATAGTTACTGTATCTACCCTGTTTACGCCTGTTACAGTTCCAAATAAAACACCTGCAGCAGATATTTGCAATCCTTCGATAGTTGTTACAATAGAGTAAGAATCAACAGTATTAAACGTCTTAATATTTAAAGAATATCCTGTATTCAGTGGCAAATCGTAAGTATCACCATCTCTTAGTGCTATGTTTGGTGGTAAATTTTGTGTAGGATTTCCACCAGAACCACCAGAACCACCAGAACCACTAGAACCACTAGAACCACTAGAACTAACAGAACTACTATCTTCACATAACTTGAATCCATTTTTCACCTCTATTGTAACATCCAACTCATAACCTGCCAATACATTGCTAAAACGCTCCATAAATGGACTTAGAACAGGTTGTGAAGTTATTTGATAAAAGTTTCTAAACAAGTTACCTCTTTGCATTAAAGAAATTAATCTATTACCTACTTCAAACTGTGTGTTAAGCACGTCTTGCAAGTTATCATTACCATAAAAATCATCAAACTCATTCTCGTCTTTGTTTATGTCAACAACATCTGCCATAAGTATTTGAAAGTTAAACTCTAATGTATTTTCTTTATGCACAGTATTACCTAAAATTATGTGTGATAGTGGGAATATTGTTGTTTTATCTAAGTCTATATCTGATAATTGCCCAAAGGTTACTGTATTTACACTCTCATCTGCTCTTAGCGTGTCTTTCAAGGTGTCTAATATGTTGTAAACGTGGTTCATTATTTTATGTGTAATTTCATTAATTTATTCTCTGTTTCATTTAGTTCTTTAACGTATTCTAAGTACATTAAGGCTTTGTGTACGTTTAAGGTTGTAACTTCATCAAATTTCGTAACATCTCCCTGTGCAAGTGTATAGATTGCTTGGTAGCCACCCCACTTTTTTCCGAAGGATTGTCTGAGTGATTCTCCACGTTCTCCTGTAACTGTTGAAGTGTATAATCCATCGTATAAAGACCTAATTTTCTCGCTAAATTGTAAAAAAAAACCTGTACACCTAAGTACACATCTAAAGGTGCGTCTTTCATTACCTCTGATAAGTGGTCTGAACCCTTATACCTTTGTATATGATACGTTTCTCCTTTCTT